CCTTTCAATTGATCTTGAAGAGCATTTGTATCAATATCACCCGCAAGATCTTTAAATCCACTAAGTTGATCTTTTACCTGAGATCCAAATTTACCTGAAAACGTATTGCCTACATCTGCAAGTTCTGGTAATGCACCACCTAATTTATCTGCCAAGAAATCAGGACCAACAAAACTTCCTGCAAAGGCATTTTTAGCAAAGTTTATACCTAAACCTTCAGGAAGATTACCTAACAATGCAGTAACAGTAGCTTTTGCTCCACCTATCTCTACCTTTCCACCTTTGGCATTTATATTAACATTCTGTCCTGCTTGTATATCAATATCGTTATCTGCTGATAGAAGAATATTAGGTGCAGAAATCTTAACTTGCCCATTACCATTTGCTGTGATTTGAATTCCACCCTTTAATGAAGTTATAGTTATATCTTGATCTTTTTCATTTTCATTATTTGCACCCGCAGCGATCTCTATTTTTCTATCACTGTGTAAACTAAGTGTTCCACTATTAGTTTGAAATAAACTTGATTTATCTCCATCATCATTTGCACCATAGATTAACCACGATAAATTTCCTTCATTTCCCATCCTAGGGTTATTAGCATCTATCCTAAAATCTGGACCTAAAGTAATGAATTGTCTCCTATCCCAGTTTAGTGTTTCATCTATTCTAGACATTAGTATCCTCCTCCATATCCACCGCCACCTGACGATCCACCCCCACTTGATCCCGAAGACCCGCTATCACTAGGAGTGTTATCAGAAACAGGAGGGTTACTCTGTCCAGACGTTTGTTGACTTGGTGTAGTAGTTGTTCCAGTTTGAGTAGTAGTACTTGTAGTAGTTTGACTCGTTGTAGTGGTGTTGGAAACATTTGTTTGTGGAGATGGAGATACTATAGAGGTGGAGGCAGTGCTAACTCTTGATCCAAAACTCTGTTCTGGAGTGTCATATATTACCTCATGGAATGAAGTTGTATGTGCTATACCAACCATTTTTACACCAGACACTGGATGTACATGATAAGCACCATAATATGGTTGTCCATTTACATACCCAACTAAATTATTTTCTTCTGGATCAATACAATCAATAACCTGTTTGACCTCTCCTTTAAATTCAGGAGTTCCTAACACAGGTCTAACTAAAGCACCACGTCCAGTACCTTCAATTCTAATTTGTGGTCGGTATGGAGATACGTTAATATTTAGTGGTTTGACTGCAACTATACCCCCTTTATCAACAATAACGTTGTATCTATTTCCAAAGTTATCAACTGCAGTATCTCCGTCAGAGTATCCTGAACCAGGATCTTCAATCACTGTATCAATAACACCTAACTCTTCAATATCCCCTGGTGGATAACCCTCCCCTTCAGATACAACATAAAGACTCACAACTTGACCGTTTTTGATTAATGCTCTACCAATAGCACCATATCCTTGATTACATTCATCAACTATTTCAACAAATGGAGGAAACTGATATCCAACACCAGGACTGGTAACTTCAAGACCAATAACACTTGCTGTAGCTTCAGATAGATTAATTTCATCACTTAGTGCTCCCATGAAAACTTTTCCTGCAGCTCCAAATCCATTACCACCAAATATTCTAACCTTTGGTTTACCACAACCTGTTTTCTTTCCTCCAAAACATGCTCCAAGAGGATCACTGAAATCTTTATTAAAATTAGGAATATTTAAACCTGTATCTAATGTACCCTCAAGTCCTTCCAATGTTTGAGTTAAATTATTTGCTGACTCTAGCACACTCTCCAGATCACCCAATGCAGCGTTAGCAATACCTCCACCTATCTTGAATGCTCCACTTAAACCAGTACATTTATCAACATCCTGACCACAATCAAATAATGCACCCACACCACTAATCGCATCTACTTTACTTCTTATATTATCAGTAATACTAAATCCTTTAGATAATACTTTACTTATTCCTCCAAGAGGACCTGCTAAAGTATCGCCAATACCATCCACTATATTATTTAAAAGTGCTCCTGTAAATTGATCTGCCATACACTGAGGAAAATTAAGAACATCGTCAAATGAATCTATCATAGATTTCAACATTGCTTCAATAGTTTTTTCTAAAGCAGCTCCAACATTTGATGCTGCACATTCAAGTCCTTTTTGAAGAGCACCAACTGGACCAACCATGGCTTTTTGTGATGCTACACCTGCTAGATGTGCTGCTACAGGATTACCTGATACTGATAATACATTCGCAAACGTACTATCATATAAAACTTTCAGTCCATCTTGTATCTTACCTGTTAATTCTTTCTGAATACCAGTGCTAATATCTCCAGTTAAACCATTAATACTTTTTGTTATACCTTTGGTTGTATCCTTTACTAGTTGATCAATCTTATCAATTCTTCCTTCACCCATTTCTGAAAGTTTTTTAAATTTTTTCAGAAAATTATTAACCTTTCCATTAACTTTACTTGTACTTGCATCTACACAAGCACTAGGAGTAACAACTTCTTCACCAATATTATTACTTACAGTTACAGTGCCATTTTCCTCTGCCTGTTCCTGTGTACAGTTAATAGGACTAGTTTGACATGTAGTTGTCTCTTCACCAGTTTCATCTGGTTTAATAATATTTTCATCTGGTACTGGAACTTCTGAATCAAAAGAAGAGAATGGTTCAAATGCTTTATAAAATTCAGTAAAGTTTTCAGAGGATTTCTTTGTTTTTCCAAATGTACCAATAATGCAGGGAACTTGAGCATCATCTCCATCTAAAAAGAATCCTACTACGATATCTCCAGGTTCAATTCGGATAGATGATGATCTTTGTTTTGCACCTGATCCTGAAGTTGTAGGAACCATTACATTTGCAAAAGGTAAGTCTACATCTGGTAATAAATCCTCTCCAGGATGATACCCCATAATTCTGACTCGCCTTCTATGACCCCAACGTTCAGTATTTCCCCAAACTGCTTTTGCATTTTTAGGGATTTGTCCTATAAACCATCTAAATCCATCTCTTCCAAGAAAATTAGTTTTTATGTTAGTTTCGTCTCTCATTATTCTGCTGCCTCCACGACCTCGGTTTCTACTGCTCTCTCAATATTATCTCCAGGAAAATCTTTCATTAATTTCATAGAGGTATATGCTTTTTCTATGTCATAATGATGACATAGTTCTTTAATTATGTATGCACCAGTTCGTTGTGGATCTTCTAAATTTCCTGCTTTTGCTGTGGTGGACATTTTAGGGAAAGTACATTCAATAACCATTCCTGCTTCTAAATTTGAATTTAAAGGAACAACCATATCTACCAAATTTGAAAATAAAGTATTATATCTTGCGATAGATTGCATCTGATGTGCTAATGGATCAGATTTCTTAAGATGATCAGTATCTTTCATTACGTATACACCTATATCAACAACCCCAGTTAATGCTCTGGTTGCAGTATCTTCTATAGTTGCATCTGAGTCTTTCTTCAATTTTAAAGGAACATAAGTTTCATCTCCCATCGTAGCAACTTCATCTTTGCTTACATAATCTTTTCTCTTATATACATTTGTTTCAAATTTAAAACTAAAAGGATTAAAATACATGCCACTAGAGCAAAATGTTCCCATTCTTAAATCTTTTATTAAATCATTATTTTTTGTAAATGAAAATCTTAATATTTTAAAATCATTATTAATTGGTTTAGTATCACCATCGAATGTCATTGTTGCTTCAGTGTAATTGTAAGATGGTGCTTGTTGTTCAACACCATCTTTATCCTTAATTTTATACAGGGGTTGTCTCATTAACCCATCAACAGATTTATACTTGAAACCTGACTTAGTTTGATAAAATAAAAATCCCGCACTTTTACCACCATTAAGAGTTGTAACAGACTTTTTTGCTAACCAAACTAAAGTAGCAAATGGTTTTCTTAGATTTCCAACAAATCCGTAAGAATTTGCTGTAGGATCAACATCTGAATAATCTTCATCTACATTAAGACTGTCTTTTAAAATTTGCTTTACAGTAGCATCAATTCTTTGATCGGGTTTAAACCTCTTATACACTCTAGATGTTTCATTAATTACTGCTTCTCTAGATGTTAGATGTAAAGTGAATAATTCTCTCTTGGCATCTCTAACAATATTAGTAACATTAGCAACAAAAAGTTGACGTTGTTCACTTTCAGAAAAATCTAATTGAATATTACTCTCAACGTTTGCTCCCACCTTAACTATACATCTTTCTCCAGTTCTAATAGGAAGTCCATCATAAAGTGCTTTGAAGTCCTTAGTCTTTGCTTCTGATGGTTCAACACCAGTTTCTTCATCCTCTTCCTCAGTTTGATCTGTTACATTTTGAGATTCATTTAAAATCATCACTTTCATGGTAATTGTAGGAGAGAAAACATCTTCATAATAATCTATAGCTGCAACAAACGGAGCCAGATTAAATGGTTTTGCTCTTCTATCTGAGATTAAATCAAATTGCTCTATTATACATGGATTGGATGCTGAACCAGCTGCGTTAATTTCTGACATTTTTTACACCAAAGTTAAATCAAACATATTCTGCTGATGTTTAGTTGTAACAGAATCATCAGCAGTGCGAATAAATTGTCTTTTATATTCTGGTTTTCTACCTTCATTTCTCATATTTGTTTGTTCTCTGTTATCAATAACATTAATTACTTTTGGTTGATTATTTGGAGTTACCGCATCTACTTTATCCTTAATTTTATCTGATTTATCTATCTTAGGTTGACTATCAATTTTTGCTTTAGCATTTCTTACTTGACCATAGACTTTATCTTTTGCTGAAACTTGCTCTTTTGTCTCCATTTTAGTTTCATCTCTATCATCTATATTTGGTGGTGTTTCTCCTCTCCATTCCTTTCCAGCTCTAGGTTTAACATTAGTTTTTGCACCCCACTTTCCTCCATCCCAAACTCTATACTTATTACCTCTTGAAGTTTCAATTACTTTATAATCTCCAATTGCAGGTTGGTTATTTTTATTATTTGGATCTTCTCCAACTGTGTTAGTATCTTTTTGATCTGTCACTCCTTCTTCATCCTCTTCTTTTTGCTCCTCAAGATCTCCACCCTCTTCAAAATCTTCTTTGAATGCTTCTGATTCTGGATCATCAAGAACTAATTCTGCACCAGTAATAGCAGAATTTAATTTTTCCCATCCAAGTTCTACATCAGAAAGTGCATCTTTTATCCTTCCCGATTTATCTGCAAAATCAAAACTTATGATATTTGCTCCAGTTGCAAGTATAAGTTTAGCCATTCCTTTTACAATGTCAATTGTCCCACCAACAAACTTACTTACTCTATTCCAAACATCCTGAATTATTTTAAATGCCTTTTGTGCTGTCTTTATTATATTCTCAGCATTTTTAAGTAACCAAGCACCACCTATCAGTAAAAGAACTTTTATTATTTTACCGAAAATACCACCTCCAGTTTTAGCAACAAACTTAGTGATATTACCAATTGAATCTCCCACTAAATTAGATTTTTCTAAATTCTTTTCAGCAGTTTTTTTCTTTTTTAAATCTTTGTTTTTTGATAAATTACGTCTAATAGTTTGATAACTTTTTTGCTTTTGTTGATTATCTTGTTTTAAATCATTTTGTAAACCAAACATACTATTTGCCATAGATTTCATATTACCTTTCAATGAACTAAAAACACCACCCATAGACGATATGGGAGATCTTTTCATCGTTTTACCACCAGATGTTGTTATAGGTACTTTAGCCATTATGATAAGTATGCGTTATAAGTTGACTCTGAAAATAATGTATATGCATTGTCATTATTATGACTTGGTATTAGAGGGACATCATTTCTTGCATCTGAAATAGTCGTGTCATTTTTAATGCCACCTGTAGTATTGGGTTGAAGTAGATTAATAATTGTTTCTTGTTCACTTAGTTGTCCAACACTATTAGGATCAGTGGTTGGTTTAGGTTTTATATCAGGTTGTTCATTGTTACCAGAAACATCTACTCCCAATTTATCGGCATCTCTCTTCAAGTCTTGGTGTATAGATTGTCCCATAGCAGCTACACTTAACACCCCAGAAAAAGCTTGCATACCTGGTATCAAACTGGTAATTGCACCTGCAGTGTACAGTCCTGCACCTACCCAGTTACCCTTCATACCTTCACTGACAGCACCCCAAATATCAAGACCAGTTCCAATAAAGGGTATAGATCCCAAAAGTCCTCTCTTAGCAAGTTTCTGTCCTGCCTTAACTGTTACTTTTTCTGCTACTTCCCCTGCAACTTTTGTGCTAACTTTAGTACCAGTTCTACCTATATTAAAGAATCCTTTTATTGCTTTTCTCATACCAGGACCAATTGCCCTTTTTATACCTACGAATGCTTTTCTTACTGCAGCTCTGATGACTCTTCCTGCAATCCTAAATGGGAAAGTTATAATCCTACCAGTAAATGAAACAAGACTTCTAGCAAATCTAGCAGCAAGACTTCCTAGACTTCCTAGAACTCTACTAACTATACGAAATCCAAAAACTGCCTGTTGTAAAGTAGAGTTAAGATCAATGAGCATCTTTTTAAATGCTTTTTTGTTACCATCTTGCCACTCTGAAAAGGTTTTAAATATTTTTTTAAGAATAATACCACCAAAAAGAGCTAAAAGTGCCTTTTTAACTTTTTCAAAAAATCCAACTGTCTTTTTTTCAACTTTTTCTAATTTTGGTTTTAATTCTTTTTCTATTTCAGGTTCTTCTAATTCTTCTTCTCTCTCTTTCTTTATGTTATTTTGGAATGCTAAATTTTGTTGTGCTACTAATTCATCTAAAAGTTTTTTATCAGTTGCATTTCCTTTTTGAAGTAATTTTCTAACATTAATAAGACTTGAGTTTATACGAAGTACCTTAGTTTCTAATACTTCTACTCTTTTAGTTAAATTTTGATCAGGAACAATACTACTTTGAGCTTGAACCCTCCTACTAGACTCGCTAGATCGTTGAGAATTCTGAAAAATCTTTGCTAAAGCACCACCTCCACCACCAAAATTCATTTTACTGGTTCTAGCAATTGCTTGTCTATTTTGTTGAGATAATATGCTACGATTTCTAAATATTGATTTTCTTTCTTCATTCGACAAAATTTTTCCCGTAGTGGGATCTATCCCAGTATCTGCTGCATCCAGATTGGGATTATTACCTAAATTAAAAAATTGATCATTGGCCGCCATTTATACCACGTTTTAAATTTTCCTCTTCAATATACTGAGATAAGAGAGTTACATATATTTCTCTCTCCCAAGGCATCATATTCTCTAACTCTGTTAATGAATATTTATGATGTTGCATCAAGGCAAAATTCGTCTTGAAGTATGACTCAAGAGATTCGTGAGCCATGGCTAATCGAAAAAAGACGATAACCCTTCTAAAACGATATGATTACTAACTTTAGTTTTAGGATTAACTATATCAAAAGTATGTTTCAACTTTGGCATAGTCTCAAAAAATCTCTCAATTTTTTTGAACTGTTTTGAATTAAGTTGTTCAAGGAAAGTATTTAACTCTTTCTTTGTACAGTCAGAAGCAACAAATGATTCCTCTGGACTAAAGACTTGATCAATACACTCAGCAATCAACTCAAAAGTATCTTCTACCGAAACATCAACATCATTAAAATTAGACTTAATGAACTGTCCTAGAGATGGATATCTTAATCTTAGAGTATAATTATCATCTAAAACTATATCCTTATCATGTTCTGGATCTACATCAAATGTTATTTGATCTATGTCAACTAATACAGGAACTTGTGTCACTCCATCATCAGGACAAGTAATATTAACTTCAACTTGCTCTCCAACAGATTTACCACGAATATGTAGGAATAGATATTCTATCTCAAAAGTTGGTAGTTTGTCTACTTTAATGCCCTTTGTCAATATACAACTGGAAAGAACATCCTTAACAGCACGACCAATTTGTTTTTCATCTTGACTCTCCATTGCTATAACAAGAATTTTTTCTTCTTTAACAAGGAAAGGTCTATATTTTACAGTTTTTTTCGTAACAGGCAACTCTAACTCATACGTTGGAGTTGTAATGGTTGGTAAAGGCATAATAAATTATAGCAATTCGTATAGTATATAGCAGGGTTATCGTCACTTATTAATTAAAACTACTTCTGCGACTTTTGTTTTGTTTTTCTCTATTAATTTGATATTGTGGTTTTGTTTTTTTCTTCTTACTACCAGATAAACTTATTGTTGAATCTGTTGTAGTTATGACCTGTTCCTCAACATCAGGTCTTGTAACATCATTCTCACTTTGAAGTCTCTCCTTAACATCCGCTATGGTAAGATTATTATATCCTGCACCACTACGATACTTAGATATGTTACTTATAGGACCACAAACATAACGAGTGTATTCAAAAGCACAAGAAGCAGTTAAAATCTTAGATGCATCATATCCAACTTGAACAGCACTTAGGTTTTGTGGGAATAGATTAAAGAAAGTATATTCTAAATTATTAGAATAATCTCTTTCAAACTTCATTATCTTAGTTTCTTCCATTCTATAATCATCAGGATACTGCATCCTAACATAATAGTTTGATTTGCTTTGAGTTATAGGTCCTATTCTTCCACCAGGTGCATGAGTTCCACCTGCAGTATATTCCATCCAGTGCTCTAAAAATTTAATAACTTTATAGTCATCATCAACGTAAAAAGTAAGATTAATTGGTACATATATTCTACTATGTGCAAATTTTTCTGTTATTCCTGTATAAGCACCAGTGATGTTTGCAGTAGCAAGGGACGAACCTGGCAATGTTGCCTGACTGCATAGTAAACCCATCTCTCCTGCTATGAATCTTTTATCTACTCCTCTTTTTCTTAAGTAACTACCTAATCCTCCAACTGCTCTACCAAAACGAACTTCATAATGAGAAGTTTGAGCTAGATTAGTTAGAGTTGGTTTAAAATCGCTTATCCTTCTTGGTCTCGGTTTTTCCACACTAAATATCTAATATGAGTTTAATTATACTTATTTAGCATGACATATAAAGGAAAATACCGACCATCTCATCCTGAGAAGTATAAAGGTAATCCCATGAATATAGTGTATCGTTCATTATGGGAAAGAAAGTTTATGGTTTATTGTGATAAGAATAGAAATATATTAGAGTGGTGGAGCGAAGAAATTGCTATTCCTTACAGATCACCCATTGATAGAAGAGTTCATAGATACTTCCCAGATTTTTACATCAAAGTAAAAGAATCCCATAATAAAATTAAATCATACCTTATAGAAGTAAAACCTAAAAAACAAACAAAACCTCCAGTAAAACCAAAGAGACAAACAAAAGGTTATATTCGTGAAGCATATGAATATGCTAAAAATCAATCAAAATGGAAAGCAGCAACCGAATATTGTTTAGATCGTGGGTGGGAGTTTAAAGTAATTACAGAAAAAGAACTAGGAGTATGAGTAGATTAGAAGGAATATTAGAAGATTACACAGGTTCGGGAGATGTGGATGATGTCTACCAAGAAGTTCTAGGTGCATTAACAGAGGGTGGTGCTCCAGAGGTTGGAAAGTATTATACTTTTGTATATCGTCCCAAAACACCTCAGTTAAGGTATGATGAATATCCTTTAGTAGCAGTTACGGGTGTGTTTGATTGGGGATTCAAAGGAATTAATTTTCACTGGGGACAATCAAGACAATATACCTATCCAGAGATAGTTGGTGGTCTGTATAATATAACTGATGAAGAGATATCCGATGCCCAAAATTTATCTTTTGGTAAATATAGGCTAAATAGATAAAAAAAGGGAAATAATGGTCAATTTCGGAGAAAATTACGCAGAGCAAGAGAAATATTTTGGGTCTGAAGAATATCAGTCAAGTGCAAAAGCAGCGATTAAAAGTGGTGCACCGTTACCCACATTTGAGAAAAATAAGGATTTAGGTAAACAGACTGAAGCACCTAGTGAAACACCAAAATCATCTGCACCTCTCAGATATCCTTATACAAAGATAGATGAGTATGATGATTATATGAGACTTGAAATTGTTTCGTTCACTCCACCAGGTTTAGAAAGAGCAGATGATTCACTTCGTTTAAAAACTAGTGATGAAATTGCGAAAAAAGATATTAACTATACAATTTTACTACCAGTTCCTCAAGGTGTAGAAGATGGTAGATCTGCAGAATGGGGAATGTCAAGTGTAGATGCAGTTGGAATGTTGGCAGGATCTACTGCAGCTGCAGGTATGAATGCAGAGGGTAGTATTGCTACTATGGGGGCAGCAGCTTTTGGTAATATTACAGGAGCAATAAATGAGTTATCACAAACAGATAGAGCAGTAGCTGGTAATTTACTTACAGCAGGAGTCGCAGGACTGGTTGCAAATGCTGTAGGTGGTGGAAATGCACAATTTATTGAAAGAGAGACTGGATTAACACTCAATAAGAATCAACAATTACTATTCAATGGTGTAACTGGTAGAGACTTTTCATTTAATTGGGATATAGTTCCAAGAAGTAAAAAAGAAGCTGAGCAAGTAAAAGTTATCATAAGAATTCTTAAACAATCAATGTCTGCTCAGAGGGGAGGAACAAAAACAGTAAAAGGTTTATTTCTAAAATCTCCAGATATATTTTATCTGACATATATGAAAGGAAAAGACCAACATCCATTCTTAAATGCTTTTAAACCATCTGCACTTACTAGTATGTCTGTAAATTACACAGGTTCTGGAACTTATGCTACATACCATGATGGAAATCCCGTACATTTAAATGTAGGTTTAACTTTCAGAGAATTGACACCAGTATACAGAGAAGATTACTTATCAGAAGAGTCAGGAAATGGAGTAGGATACTAATGGGATTTTTTAGAGAGTTACCAAATGTCGAATATCTGTCTCCACTTGCAGATAGAAATTCTTCTTTCGATTATATAAAAGTTAAAAACTTATTTCGTCGTGTAAAAATCAGAGACGATTTGAAAAAATACTTTACTATCTTTGATAGAATAACTATTAAAGATGGTTTCCGTCCAGATCAAGTTGCAGAATCTGTATATGGGCAAAGTGATCTTGATTGGGTAGTGTTAATAACTGCGGGAATAGTTAATGTAAACAATGAGTGGCCATTAAATAGTCGTGAATTATATGAATTTGCTCTCAAAAAATATGGTGCAAGTTTAAATGCAACAAAATATTATGAAACAATTCAAATTAAGGATCTTAGAAATAGATTAATTTTACCTGCGGGTCAGATTGTAGATGAAGATTTTTCAATACCAGACCCTTCTAATCCACTTACTGATCTATCAGGTAATGCAGTTAGAATTGGTATATCCAACTATGAATATGAAACTCGTGTAAATGAGAAAAAAAGAAATATTGAATTACTGAAACCACAGTATCTACAACAATTCTTAAAGGATATGAGAAAGATAATGAAATATTCAAAGTCTTCTCAATTTATTAATACAAAATTAATCAGAACTGCCAATACGAGAATCAAATCTCCATAAAAAAAAGGGGTCTAAACGACCCCTTTCTAGTATATTCTAATATCATTCTTGTGCTAATTTAGCAAAATATGATAACGCATCATCCTCATCT